CGACAGTATGTTACTTCATCATGCACTCTATCCCGAAATGCTCAAAGGCCTAGGCTTTCTAGGATCGGTTTATTCCGATGAGATTGCCTGGAAAACAATGCGGACAAAGGGAAACAACCTAAAGCGAGATGAATGAGATGACAAAAAAAGATATGAGGGCGGTGTTAGATACGCTCATTGAGGAAACTTACAATAACATCGACAGGCAAAGGAGTTTGACCCTAGAGACGGTTAAAATTGTTGAACGTCTTGAGGAACTCCGAATGGAAATGCACAACCGGAAGCCAAGAATGCGCGGTAAGGTCACTAGTGTTACGGTGACACACAAAGTAAGGCGCCACATTTTGGCAATCCATGCGTCTGATCCATCGCTTCCTCAGCATGAAATCGCAAGGATCGTCAATGTCATGCCTGGCCGGGTCAGTGAGGTTATAGCAGGAAAGAGAACATAAGATGCCAAGAAAGAGTGAACTAGTCGAGATCAGCGGTGAAATTCAAGGTGAAACGGAAAAGGCCTATCGGTTCTTCGACGGTGCTAGAACGGTTTGGCTGCCAAAGTCCCAATGCGAATGGGACCAAGAGAATAAAGTAATGGTTATGGAGACATGGCTAGCTACCGAGAAGGAATTGGTATAGTGTCAGAAACGGCAGAACCATTTGGAAGACTTTCATTTCGCGAAGACGGAGAGTGGTGGAAAGCCTACTTCGCTCGAACAGAGACAATGGACGATGCCGTATTGCTCGGCCAAATCCGTATTCAATTCATCAGCAGTATGCCAAATAGCCGCGAACGTAAACGGGAATTTATGCTCCTGATGCAAGTCGTCTTTAGCGACTTAGTTCAGGAAGCCACGGGTATTCGCCCTTCTTGGCCAGAACCACCAGTCCCTGCCCCAGAGCATGAGAAAGGACAAATCCCTTGCTAGTTGCTGCACATGAATTAGATGTGAACTCTGGCTCCGAGCAGGTATATAATGCCCTCGATACGTGTTTGACACACGAGATATTCCAGACGTTAGCAACAAATGCCAATCTCGCCCAGGCTTCGCCAGCATATAGCTTCGAACTTGCTCTCCAAGCCCCAGTTCTTGAGATGATGCTAAGGGGTTTTCGTGTAGACCCCAGCGCAAGAGAACTTGGCATAGAGGCCACGAAAAAGGACTTAGCACGCCTAGATTATATGATAAATGCCCTTGCCAATGCCGTTTGGGACAAGGATCTAAACCCCAATTCGGGCCTACAATTAAAGAATTTCTTCTACGGTCATCTAGGTATTCCCCAAATATCAGAGTGGGTTAAAGGGGAATTAAAATACCCCATGAACCGGAAGTCACTTGAAAAGATAGAGGACTACTTTCAGGCAAGACCGATAGTTAGTGCCATTCTTGCTCATCGGGATCTGGAGAAACAACTACAAGTCTTAGAGACAGAGGTTGACCCAGACTGGCGAATGAGGACGAGCTATAACATCGGTGGAACTAAAACAGGCCGCTTCAGTTCTAGCAAGAGCCCGACTGGTAGTGGCGGCAACTTGCAGAACATCGCACTAGATTTGCGTCATATGTTCATACCCGATCCAGGCTATGTGCTATGTGGTATAGACGCAGAGCAAAGTGATAGCCGCATGATCGGCTATATGTGCGGTCTTCTCTTTGATGATTGGTCATATCTAGATGCCTGTGAAAGTGGCGACTTACATACCGCCGTAGCCCGCATGGTATGGACCGACTTGGATTGGACCGGGGATAATAAGCACGATAGGAAAGTTGCAGAAGAACCGTTCTATAGAACCTATACCTATCGTGATGCCTGTAAGCGTCTAGGGCATGGGACAAACTTTCTTGGCAAACCCCCGCATATGGCACAAGAAACGCGTATTCCGACAAAGCTTGTCACGGAATTTGCCGAAAAATACTTCACCGCCTTCCCATGTATCTTGCGATGGCAAAGTTGGACCACAAATGAACTTCAACGAAAGCAACAATTAGTCTCTATACATGGGCGAAAAAGAGACTTCTTCGACAGGACTAATGCGGATGAGACGGTGCGGAAAGCACTTGCCTTTCTCGCCGCAGCGGCTACGGCAGATAATCTCGACCTCGGTATGTGGAAGATATGGAAACACATGCCCGAGGTTCAAATCCTCGCCCAAGTGCATGATGCAATATATTTCCAATTTAAGGAAACAGAAAGTGCCAAGGAAATTGTCACAAAGGCCCAAGACCTCTTAACATTGCCTTTAGTCGCACCAAATCAAAGACGGTTTGTTGTTCCGACAGAAGCTAAACTTGGCTACAATTGGGGCAACTATAGTGACAGCAATCCCAAAGGTCTCCGTAAGTTCAGTGCCTGACTTTATAGATGACTACGTCGCCGAAACTAGCAAAGTCCCCAGTCCCGAGATATATCGGCTCTGGTCAGCAATTACGGCCGTCAGTGGGGTTCTAGAGCGCAAGGTATGGACAACTGGCTCTGCCGGGGCAATCTATCCGAACATGCTAACCCTATTAGTTGGCCCCCCAACATCAGGTAAGACCAATGCCATACGCCCTATCCGTGACCTATGGAGCCGCATACAAGGCCTTAATCTATCCCCAGATAATGTGACAAAGGCGGCACTCATAGACGCCCTATCTAGGTCTCTACGGACGGTTATCAATGGTGCTACAACAGCCTATACCTTTAGTGCAATGGTCGTTCCCTGTAGTGAATTTGGCGTTTTCTTCACCCATCATGATCTAGAGTTTCTCTCGGTTCTCAATCATATCTATGATGCTCCGGCAAGCTATGTTGAAGAGCGGCGAACCGCAGGCAAGATCGAAGTCAATAAGCCCCATCTAGTTGTATTGGCCGGAACCCAACCGGACTTCTTAAATAGCTTCCTCCCTGATGAAGCGTGGGGAATGGGATTTTGTTCACGGCTAGTTATGATATACGCTAGCTCGTCCCCTACGACAGATCTCTTCTCCACGGTGACAACCCAATCCACAACCCTATTGAAGCAACTTACAGATATATTTACCATGAAGGGCGAATTTAGTTGGACCAAGAACGCAATTGATGAGATAAACGCTTGGAACCGACATGGCTGCCCACCCATCCCAACGCATAGTAAGCTATCACATTACAACGGGCGTAGGGCACTACATACTATAAAACTCTCTATGATAAGTGCCGCCTCGAGGTCAATGGAAATGATCGTAACAGTTGATGACTTCGAGCGTGCTAGAGATTGGCTCTTGGCGGCGGAAGAGCCTATGCCCGATATATTCCGCGCAATGGGACAGAAGAGTGATGTGCAGATCCTAACGGATCTTCATATGCACCTCTATCGCATGTGGTCAAGCGTTGCGTTAGATAAGCGAAAGCCACTGCTAGAGAAAGATATTTATGATTTCCTTCATAGCCGTGTGCCAAGTGAGAAGATCAGCCGACTTATGGACGTGGCACAAAAAACAGGTTATATTCGCCCAGGGACTTATCCTGGTGAATGGATACCGAATGTGATGCGTAATTTCGGCAGTGCCTAGAGAGTGCCTAGAAGGAGGCAACAGATGAATAAGAAATGCATCGACTGCGGTAAGGACAATAATCGCCAAGGAACGGCCCGGTATTGCCTCGATTGTTCCGAGATCCATCGGGCCAAGAATAATGAACAATATCGCCAGCGGAACCAATCTACAATCAGCACCAAAGAACGTGAGAGGCAGAAGAGAAATAGGGATATGAGATAGAAATTCCCTACCCCATATACAGAATGGAGACCTAAACTGTGGCCGAAGAAGAAGACTATCTCCTGCGGATAGAAGAGGGTGAGACCAGAGAAGATGCTATTGTAAAATGGTGGAAACAAAACGGATTAGATCACCTAGAGGCCCAAATGAAACGGAAAGAAACCTATGCTGCGCAAAAACTAGCTATGAGTTTCATCCTGGCACGAGTTGATTGCGAAGGAAATCGACTTCCTCGCGTAGCTCTTGAACCGCCTTCCAAAGAACAGCAATCAACTCTTGAGGGCGAAGCCCCTTCGGACCCTCCGGCGGATTAACAAAACCCCCAAATTCATGCCCAGCGTTTAGCATAACGTCATTAACTTCATCTGCGTCGAAGCCCCAATGCGTTTGCTGGTCTATCTCCGGACGTCTCCAAAGAAAAGTAATAGGATGAATACGGGCAACAAGTTCGAGACACGTCGGAACAGGCTTTATGTTCTTCTTTTCGCGTATATCAGAGGTGCTGATCGTCCCATTCGTTGCCCAGACTGTTCCCCAACGGTAAGACGCACTGCCGCTATCAACACTGCCATCAACGGCCGGGCCAACAAAGCTATGCACCGACAAGGCCCCAGCAATATCAACGCCGCCATTACACGCCAAGCCGCCATTAAACGTAATCCCTCCACTTGCAACAATAGCGCCCATTGTCGTTGTGCCGACTAATGTCGCATTAGTTAACGTCGGGCTGGTGCCACTAATATAATTCTGATTACGCACGTAGTTTGTCGTCGCAATATTAGTGCTATTATCACCAAGGGCCGGTGTTGGGGCTTTTGGCGCACCAGTAAATGTCGGATTGGCAATTGGCGCCCCACCTGCGGCGGTTATGTCGCCGATCGTAAGGGTGACTGCACCAGTCCGGGCATTAAAGGAACTTACCGCGCCGAGCGAAGCTGCATGAACAAACGCAGTGGTTGCTAATTGTGTAGTATTAGTCCCTGCCGTTGCTGTCGGACCTGCCGGAACACCAGTAAACGTCGGACTAGCCGTTGGTGCTCCACCTACGGCGGTAACGTCACCTAGGGTTAATGTAACAGCTCCAGTCCGACTGTTGAAGCTGCTAACGCCCGTTGTCGATGCCGCTACTGCGGCAGCAACAAATGCCGTAGTTGCCAATTGCCCACTAGTAGTTCCGCTTGTTGCAGTCGGTGCCAAGGGAATACCCGTAAAGCTCGGACTATTTAGCGGTGCCCTCGTCGTATCCGTAGGATGGGTATGATCCTCACGAGTATAGAGCAAAGACGCACCACTAGTTCCGGCGCCGTCCATAGTCGGTACACTAGTTGATGCTACAGGAACAGACGATGATAGGGCATAGGGAGCAATTGCCGAACCCGTTAACGTCCCACTCAATGTAATGGTGCCCGTTAGAGTCGGCGAAGCCGTTGGTGCCCCACCGGCAGAGGTTATATCTGCCGTAAGTAGCACCACAGCCCCTGTTCGGGTATTGAAGCTCGTCACCGCTCCACCAGCGGCGGCAATAGCATTATGCACAAACTGCGTTGTTGCAATCAATGTTGTGCTATCAGTAACAAACGCCGTTGGTGCCGTAGGCGTTCCGGTCAGTGCCGAATTGCCCCACGTATATGTCGCCAATTCTGCCGTGGAGATGCTATAGATGGCGGCACTTCCTGGGCGGGCCAAGGGTATGCGATCAATCCCTAAGATCGAACCGGGATCAGCGGCGGCAGAGATTTTTGTGTCAGCCACGAGTTTCGCCTCCTATTATGTCCAAAGCCACTTGCCACTGCCGTCTTCGAGTATCCAATCGCCACTACTGTCTTCAAGAACGATACTATCAATTACGACAAATAGATCCGATGTTATGGCACTATCTTGGAAGGGATTTATCAATGAGCGACTTGCAGTAAAGCTATCTCCGGTTGTAATATGATCTGCCAAATGACCAGCCGTTTGCTCGGTGCTACTAAACACATCATTACTAACAACAACATCACTAAGAGCAAGTTGGGCCGAGGGTCCAACAACAACATACTCATACGCAATTACGTCACTTAGGTCTTGTTCGGCCAGGTTAAACACATTGAAACTTTGTGGTTTTACCCAGAAATTAAGTCCAACATATGCTGCTGGTAAATTGCCAATGAGCATATTCGCATTCGTCCCGGCATAGAGGAACTTCGAACCCGAGGCAAACGATCGGGCCGGAGTGCCATAGAAGCCACGGTAAAGTCCAGTTAGGGTATATGTATAAGGCGTTGTTAGCGTTGCCGTGGTATATCCTATAACCTCGAAGCCATTATCGTCCTCAATGACAACAATACTATGCCCCGAAGACGCCGCAACATCACTAGAATTATCGAGGCTACCGTTGCTCTCACCAAGATAAACGACAATGCTATCTACGGTGTCTGGATTAGTTCCCGAGAATGCCGGAAGTGTTGCCGTTAAATGCCCAGTGACAGACGGGCCTGTTAACGTTCCCATAAACTCATAGCTGATATTGTCCAAACTAATCCAGACGTTTACTCCGCCCCAATTCTCGTCAAGCGTTCCACTCGTCCCACCACTATCGCCGAAGGCGAATATCGGTGTTGCATAACCCATAGCCGTCATCATGGCATTCGTAGGTTCGAAGATAACCGGAGGATACGCAGCAGACGGCGGGCTATTCGTAGCGCCCTGATTAGGTGGCGTTGTGGCACCAACGGGAAGTATCGTCGGAGATTGTGTCCCGGCAAAAAATTCTTCAGCAGTTATTGTAACATTCTCGTCCTCATCATCTTCTATTTCCGTTATCCGAACGGTTATGGCTTGTGTATAATCACTCGGATCAGGGATAGTGATAACCAACATCGGCTCTAACCAACCCCATAGTGGACCCATCTTCCAAGTAAAGGTCCGCATAATCCCTACGTTGCGGCGCAGTTGAAGCGTTGCCGAAGTGTTGGCATAATCCCCTAGGCTAAATTCATTCGCAAGGCCAATATTATCTATCCTCGGTCCATAGAGTTCTATATGCGCCTCATCCTTTGCTTCAGACGGAACATCATTATAGAAGTTATACCTGTCTTTGAAGTCTACTCGAACCGTGTTATATACCTCAACAGGGTCTTTGCGGGCGAATGAAATCGGATCATCCCCTTGATCGCTACTCTGTATAACATCATCCATCATAATCGTAGCCACGGAATCAATAAAGGGCCTATAGTATTTTAACGAATGCCCACCCCCACCGCTAAAGCCAGGATTGGCGCCGCTATAGCTATCGTAATATGGTATGAACTTAAGTGCTTCGCCATTCCAGACGACAGCAACATTTAAGTTCTTGCACCAACGTTCGATAATAGAACTCGCTGTTTCAACATTGTTGATAACCACGCTCCAAGCAAGTCCTATGGCTTGGCAATAAGTCGAAAGTGCTTGATCGCCTACGCCAGAAAGAACCCCATTCGTCGATGTGAATAGGGTATCTTGATCTATCCATTCTTGGGGGAATGTGGCACCATAGCGAGAGTTGGTCAAAAAGTCGAAGATGACAGCGGCAGGATCGGCATCTAGGGCACCCAACTCCAATGGCCCGATGAAAGATTGTGCATTGCCGCTACTGTCGTATTGTCCCGAGGTAATGGTTATAATACTGTCATTTAGTGGACTCGTACGAGATAATATCCCCTCGACAACCATGTCAATCTGTGGCACCGTGGCACTAGCATCAAGCTGGGCGTTGTAGAAGGCCCAATATGCAGTGTCACGATAGGCCCGTTCATCCCCTGGCCAAAGCCTGCCTACGGCTTCCCACGGGCTTTGACTGTCCGTTCCGTTCCAAAACTGAGCACCGTTGTTTGGGAAGTTCTCAGCTGTATATACCGCCGAGTCCATATATATTATTCTCGTATCGCCAATATAACCCTCTCCTAGCGCCAATATAAGACTTGCAAAGTATTGGACTTGACCACTTCCCTTTCCGCCCGATAGTATCCCCTTCCCACCTGACTTTTGGCGTTTTACGTTAAATCCATTATAGTATATTAAATTGATGCTAATCCGTGGTGCACCGTAAATGATCGGAATCGGCAGAACCTGCACGCTGGTATTTACCTGAAGCCCCGTAAACTCCGGTATTACCTTTGGTTGACTGCCGAATAAACTACTCATTAGTTAATTCCACCCTTTGAGGGTAAAGAACTTCTTTGCAACACGCCACAAGGCACGTTTACCTATCGTATTCCGACTAATATCTTCCATCATAACGACATCATTACCGATTGCATGAACCACGTTTGGCCAATTTATTATAATTCCCCCATGTGCAAAAAGTCGTCCCATTTGGAACATAACAACATCACCCATTAGTGGTATTCTATCGGGAGGTCCACTTACTTCCTTCGCGAATTGCAAGACAAAGGTCATATAGCGTTCTTCATTTCGGTGAAGGTGCCACTGGGGCGGATAAGGCCGAGGGTCGAATTCCTTCGGAATAAGGCCAAGGTCTCCATATACGGCAATCAGCAACATGGCACAATCAGTCCCACCGCCATTTTTGCCCTTTACCATTGCGTTGCTAACATAGGGTGTTCCGATCCAAGAAATTGCCTCATCGGCAATCTGTTGGCGCACAATGGCTTCGTCCACAGTCTGGTTCCTATACACTGATAACTACCGGAGGCACCTTGTCGAAGCCACGGAAGTTGTCCCAATTATTAAACTTAACCTTGCAGGTATTATATGACTTACTACAGCCGGGATAAAATGTAACGGTATCACCAGCCGAAGGAACGGCATTCAACGGATAAGCAAGATAAAGGCCATTATTATCGTTATTATCAATTAACACTTGTAGGCCATTATTAACGCCCGATGTAAAGAGCAACCGGCCTTGGGCAAAATATGATATTCCGTCCGCCCCTTGGTTGGGGCTAATACCGCCAGCAATATTTATCACCCTCTTTGAGGCATTTAGCACCGTGCCATCAACGCCATAAGACGATTTATTCAACGAACAGCCATGATCGAAGAGGGTCCAAAGACAACCGGGTTGATAATAGTTCCGAGGCATATTGACATTCAACTTAAGCAAAGAACTCTTGACCTTTAGTTCGATATGACTAGCTCCGCCCTTCGCAATACTTGAGGTATAGCCCGTGAACAAGGTCCAAACAGCCAATGGATTATGCTGAATGTCACTCGCCACATTCCCCGAATGAAACTCCCAAATGGCACGTTTGCGAACAATAATAGCCCCATCGAGAAGACCCTCTTCTGCGCCAGTAAGAAACTTTGCCCCGAACATCGTATCCGTCGGAGACGCCCATATTTTCAGGCTCTGTTCGTCAACACTAAGCCCTACCCCAATCTTGCGCTGAAGTCCCTCGAAGCGAAGTGAGCTTGCCTTCCATATAACACCATTATAGAAGATGTCGATGTCAAAGTCGGTGAAGTAATCGTTGGTCCCAAGCACCGAGGTGAATTGATATAGATGCGCCATAATGGCCCGATCGCAACAAGTTGCAAAGGCAATATACTCTTGCGGAACCCGAAACGTCTGCGTGGGCAACGGCGGAAAGAACTTAACCCTAGCCTGACCGGCGCTTAGGGCATAGGCATAATACGACATCGTGCTGGCATCGTAGTTGCGATAAAAGGCCCCAAAGCCAATGATATTGGTTAAATTCACCGGGGCGCCACTAAACAACAATTGCCCATTTGAGGTGTCGATTATCTGAAAACTCCGTTGACCACCTAGCATCAAGGTATTGCCGACAAGATTGGACCGGCCAGGCGAATAGGCACTCGGCGCTGCATCCACTACCGGCGGCTTAACTACCCAATTGACGGTGCCGTCGAAGTTGGCCGACATAATATACCTTGGACTAAGACTATCGAACGGACTCATCCAAATAAGCACTGCATTATGTGTTACATCATATTCTACTTCGGGTATGTCTACATAATGATATGTGGGCAGATCGGGAAAATAATCAAAGCCCCGTATAGTGCTCACGGTTGAGTTAATGAACATCCCATTAGTTATGTTGATCTTCCATATATCAATATCGCCATCGGTCGAATCGGTGAATTTGGTATTAACATAGATGAAATCACAACTGCCGTTATTATGCTTTGCCCCGGCAATAAGCTGATGCCGACCAAAGACGCCGAGAAACCTAGGCGTCGGACCTAAGCCAATGGGCACCATATTAGTTCCGTCGAAAAACTCAGGCTCACCACCGACGCCAAAGTTCAGTGGATAACCCACAACCTCATGGCTAGAGGTGGTATTTACGACACCGTAAGACCCTGGACTCATAACATTGTTGATTGGCGGCGGATTGCCTGGGCTGATATAAAACGTCCCTGTGACTTTGAAGGTGCTTTTGTCTATACGAAAGAGCCGATTATATTCGGGCAACGTGCCAGGCGCTACGGTCATTGTCATATAGAGGTTGGTATTATTCCCAACACAAAGGCTATATATGCTCTGTTCGATAGGAAACCCTGGTGGAGAGCCGAAG